TGGGACATGATCATCCCGCCGAAGTCGAAGCCGTTCGACGCCCGGTAGACCTTCGCCCACGTCCGGATGTCACCCAGGATGTCCGCGGTCGCGACCGACGTCCACGCGACCCCGGCGGTCACGATGTGCGTCCCCGGCACCCCGAAGTCAGCTTCGAGGCCACCCAGCTCAGCCAGGGTGACCTTCCCGTCGACGAGGAGATCACCGCGCATCAGCTCGACACGGGCGCTCACCGAGCGGGCGTTGTTCTCCGCATCGTCGAAGATGGCCCGCTCGATGGCCTGGGTCGCCTGCCCGCCGGAACGGAGCCGCTCCAGCTCAAGCCGGTCCCGCTCACCGCGCGCCAGCATCTGCGACACAGCCGGCAGCTTGACCTTGCGGGTCGTGAACGAGTCCCGACGGCCGGGCAGGGGCGGTGCGTCCCACGCGCGGGCCTTCGCGGCACGGGTGGTGATCGCGACGTCGCCGAACTCGACTTCCAATACGTCGTCGTACCGGTCAGGGAGAATCTGGTTCAGGATGTAATTCTGGTCCACGGGCACGGCCCGCACGAACGTGGTCAGCGCCTGGGGCGAGATATATGAATCCCACAGAATAGCCATGACGATTCCTTTACTTGTCGGGGACCGTCAGGCCCGGAACTTGACGAGTGGGAGGTCGGCCTTCGCCGCGGTGTCGAGCCCGTGGCCGGTCGGGAGTCGGGACTCCCACACGACGGCGAAGCAGTCGACGAACGCCGTCGACACCTTCCGCGCGAGGTCCGTGGGGACGCGGGTCGCGTTGTAAAGGAACCCGACCGCGGTCTGACGACCGTCGGTCGCGGTGTCGCTGTACGGACCGAGGCGGCCACCGGTGGTGACCCGCCCGAGCACCACACCGGACCGAATGAAGCCGTCCGGGTAGTGCGTCGCGAGCGTGAACAGGGCGAAGTTGATGAGCCCTGCGTCCGTTGAGACCGGCTGCTGATGTCCGACTGCTTCGAACAGCAGCCAAGGCCGGTCGGCTGGCAGATAAACCAGGGTGTCGACCGCGATATCGGTCATGAGTCCTCTCCTTGGGACCGACGACCGCGATCACGGGCGTCCGTCACGTTCGTGCGGTCTGTTTTCCGTAGCGCCGTTCGACTTCCGCGAGGCCCTTCTCCGCACCGGTCGGCGCCGGTCCCCGGCCCGATCCCTGCGACGGGTCCGGCCTCGGGGTGCGCGGTTCGGATGGTTTCGGTGCCCACGCTTCGACCTTCGCCGCGACCTTGTCGACGTCAACGGTGCCGTCGTCTCTGAGGTAACGGGTCATGTCGATGTCCTCGGTCAGCGTCACCAACCGGTCCGCCTCGATGCGACCGGCTGCGGCGGCGGCGAACCGTGCACTGACCAGCTGCGGCAGCATCTCGGCCCTGGCCTCGACGCGAGCCTTCTCTGCGGCCTCACGGACCGCCTTCTCGTTCTCGGTCTCCCGCTCCTGACGGAGCCGGTCGGCCTCAGCGGCCTTCGTCTTCAGCTCGTCGTAGTCCGACTGCTTCTTGACGGTCGACTCGTGCTTCTTGGCGTTCGACTCGTGCTTCTTGGCCTGGTGCTTCCAGTACTCCCGCTGCTGCTCGATTGTCATCTCACTCAGCGGTGTATCCGCCGGGAAAGGCGTGTCGCCCTTCGGTGGCGGATCATTCGGTGGGTCGGCCTTCGGTGGGTCAACGGGCGGGTCGGTGACCGGGGGGTCGACCACTGGCGGATTGTTGGGCTGTGTCATGTGCTACTCCCATGTCGGGATTGGGTGTCCTGTCGGACCGTTCTACGTGATATAGCCGAACCGCCGTAAAAGACGGACCCGCTCCTCACGGTCATCGCCCGCAATTTCGAGAATCGCGTCAGGCATGAGTCGGGGTGTCTTCGCGCGCCGGTAACGCTGCCCTTTCGCCTTGGTTGTCCCGCCGGACTCCGCTAGCCGCTTGCCGGCGACGGCGCGGACCGTGGTGCCCTCGGTGGTGGTGAGCACCTGCCGCCCGTACACGTCGACCCGCTCCAGTCGCCCACGGTCCCGACCGCCCCGCAGCGTCCGCTGCTCGGCGTCGGTCAACCGGCCCGGCTGCGACAGGCCACGGGCACCGCGGCGCGCGTTGACCACCTGGCCGATGTCCGCGCCGTCCCGGATCGCCTGAGCCCCGGCGACGGTGAAGTACCTGTCCTGATCCTCACTAGGCAGGGACCGGAAGTAGGCGTCAGGGTCGGTGCGCAGGTCATCGGCGGTGTCTTCGACGGCGGGTACGTGCACGCAGTCGCAGCTAATGCGGGTGTCGGAGGAAACCCTCAGACACCCGGTACCTCCGTCCCGCGAGCACTGCGCAGCGTCCACACGACGGCGGGTTCAGCATGCGAATCCAGCCTGTCACCGACGGGCGCGTCACCATTCCCACCGCCACCGCGGCCCGGCCGGTGTCCTGCACCTGCGTGCCCGCGATCCGCACCAGCGACGCCTCACCGGACGCCAACGCCCGCGGTGGGGCCTCACCGGACCTGATGGCCGTCTTCACCCGGATCACCGGCTCGTACAGCAACGTGTCCAGGGACCTACCGTCCGACGCGACACCCGCGAGGGACGCCGGGACGAGCCGCCCCAGGACATCCGGGCCGACACCCTGCGCGGCGAGGGCCGCATCGAGGTACGGGGCGGCCCGCTGCGCGGCCAACAGCTGCGCGGCTGCCACGGTGACCAGCATCCGGTCCGCCAACGGCACCCACGAGCCGTCCAGGTCCGCGAGCTCCACCTCACGCCACAACCGACGGGTCACGTCCTGAGTCCGCCTGGTCAGGGCCCGCATGAACCTGTAGTAGGCCAGGGCGATGTCAAGCAGCGCCATTGTTCGCCGGCCCCGTCAGTTGCGGCAAGTCCCGGTCACGGCGGGCCTCATCCGCCAGTAGCCCCAGCAGATCGGGCGCCTCAGCCGCGTCCATGCCCTCCATCCGCTCGATCTGCACCGCCGAATAGCCCAGATCCTCCCGGGTCTGCCGCAACGGGATCACCTTCGCCGCGTACAGCTTCACAGCCGCGTCCGCAGCCTGAGCACGTGTCGGGGTCGCCGGGTCACGCCACAGCGTCTCCAGCTGCACCAGCTCCGGGTCCCACACCCCGTCCACCAACCGCCGCACCAGGCGGGCAATCCGCTCCCACGAGCCACCGAACGGCCCGTGTGCCCGCTCACACGCCTTAATCAGACGGGCATCCTCCGCGCGGATGCCGTCCGCGCTGGGCGGGTTCGTCGTCGACTGGCCCATATACCGCAACGGCAGCCCGTACATACCCGCGATGTGCTGCGCGTAATGCGACACGATTCCCGTGAAGTTCGACAGGTCGGCCGCGGTGAACTGCCCGAACTTCGCTTCCGGGTTCGCCGTCGCCCATATCCGGCCCAGGTAGGACTCCCAAGCCGTCAGTGTCTCCCCGGTCTCCGGGTCCGTGAAGTCGGCCTGAGACATGCCCGCCGCGAACCGCTGCGGCAGCGCCATCACCTCAGTGGCGACCTGCGCATTCGTCAGCGCCCGGGCCGCCGCGTCCGTTGGCAGGATCGCGTCCAACATGTGCGACGAACCCGACCGGTCCGCGGAACGGGCCCGGTAGGTCAACTGCTCCACTGGAACCACACCCAGGCCGTGCTCATCAGGGTTGATGTCGGGGTCCGTGACCCACCGGCCGTCCCACACCAGCCACTCCGTCCTGTTCGGCAGGTACAGCGTGGCCCGCGCGACCGCGTCACCGCTGGACAGGTCCGTGTAGAACTTCGCCGCCACCGACAGGGCCGCACGCCGGGGATCCCTCTGCGCGATCATCTCCAGCGGCGACTCGATCGTGATCAGTGGAGTGTTCGGGTCGCTGCCCGTGCCGCCGCACACGAAGCCGCGCCCAAACACCAACGCGTCCAGGTGCCCGAGCTGCGACTCCTCATCGATGTCATTGGCCTGCATGATCCGCCACAGCTCGGCGTCGGCCTCCGCGTTCCCGGGCAGCCGAAACCCCTGAAGATCGATCCGCTCCTCGACGGCGTTGACCACGATCCGGGGCCAGTTCACGATCGTCACGAACTGGCGCAACTCCGCCGGCACCGCTAGTCCCAGCTGCTCCAGCCGCTGAGCCCCGTCGTAGTAGGCGTCCAGTGACCGGAAACCACGGTGCCGTCGACCCCCCGTGTCCACCCAGCCGGCGGTGGCGGCCTGAAGCTGAGCCTGCAACCTAATGAGGGTCTTGAGTTCGTCCTCAGTTAGGGCCACCGGCGGACCCCCTACCTGTAGACGATCACACGATGGTCGGGTGGGGCCGCGGACCAACCCTCGGCCAGCGCATCAGCACGCGCCTCGTACGCGAGCGCGTCACCCACCACACTGTCGATCTTGCGGCTGGACTGGGGGTGCTCCTTGCGCACCAGACGGTGCGGCGTCTTACGCCGCACATACGCGTTGCCGTAATGCTCAGCCGCGAGCGGGTCGTCGTCGTGCCACGCCACCCGGTTGATCAGATCGGCGTGCAACCGGTCCAACGCGGCGGCCATCTGCACATCCCGGCGCGTCTCCCACACCACCACCCGCTCACCGAACTCGTCGGCCAGAGCGTCGATGTCCGTGCGCCACTCGTGCGGGTCGAAATAGCCCCGCACAACCTCGTACCGGGTGTACGCCTCCCGGACCGTGCTGAGGACGTCCCCCCGCGGCACCTCCCACCCGATACCCGCCGCACCGTCCGGTTTCGCCCACGCCCCGATGCGGAACAGGAACCCGTCCGACATCCGGCAGCCACGCAGTACAGTGGTGTCCTCGTTCAAGGACCCATCGAACCCGAGACAGATGTGCTCACCGGCGGCCACCACGTCGCCGTGACGGGTCTGGCGCTCGTGGACATCCTTCGCGATCCACGCATCCGCCGTCGAGATCGAACGGTTCAAGTAGTACCGGGCCCCGGTGGCCTCGTCTGGGCAGATCCGCGGGTCCAGCATGTCCCGGTACTTCCGGTCCAAGTCCTGCCACGGCGTCGACGCGCCATAGACGTAAGCGAGCTGCCGCATTGTGTGGTCTTTGTCGAGGGTGTCGATGCGACCTTTTGCCTCGCGGTGGTTCACATAAACCCGCAAGCTCAGCTCACCCTTGCGCCACGCCGTCAGCGTCTCCTCGAACACCGACTGCTCACCGGGCCGATACGCGGTCGACGTCTGGTGCATCCACGGTTCCGCGATCATCCGCTTACCCATGTTCCGCGCCACCGTCGCGTACATGTTCCGCAACTCCCGCAATACGTACAAATGGGTTTCGTCCGGAATCACGTGGGACTCTTTACCGCCGTCCTTCGATGCGGCGCCCGCGGTGCACGCCCGCATCTCCCCACCGTGCGGGAGATAGAGGGCGGTAGCCGACTGGTACTGGCGGATACCCGACACCCCGCCATAGATATCAGGGTGTGCGTCCTTGCCCCACTCGCCCGCGACGAACGCCATCGTCTCGAACGTGTTCCCCGCCTGACCTTCCTCAGTGGCGAGGACCTTGATCAGCGGTGACCGGACCGGTCGGCCAACCGGCTGACCGTCGGCGTCCCACCCATCGAACCGCACCGGGCCGAACGCCTCAGCAACCCCCACCAGCGCCGCGAGCTCCGACTTCGCCCGCCCCTTCGGGCGGGACAGCACCACCTCGTCATACATCCGCCGACCCGAGGTCGGGTCCAGCCGGTAGCACTCGATGACGTGGTCGCGCATCTCGTCGTCGAGGTCCAGCTCGTCACCCTGCACATCACCCGGACCGTGGCACTCGTACTCGTGGATCCAATCGAGGACGACGTAACCGAGCGAGCAGACATGACCGTCGAACTCCGGGCCAGACCAGGGCATTACGCGGCCCCGTCCGCAAGATTGGTACTGCGGGCCGGTGCCGACTCGAACGGCCAAGCCGGACTACACACCGAGACCGGGGCGCCCATCCGGTGCGCGGGGGATTCGAACCCCCTTGGGGCCATCCCGGCCCGCAGCGGCGACCACACTAGCCGGACTTAGCCCGACGGGCACGGTCCAAGCTCGACACCTTGCCGCCCGGGGTCGTCGGTGCCTGGGCGCCGCGCGGGCCCCGGAACTGGGGGCGCTTCCCCGTCCGCTCATCCGGAAGCCGGAGAGCCGCGAGAAGCTGCTTCATCAGGTTCGCCGTGGTGTTCGCCGCGCTCAACGCCGCGTCGACCTT